TGGACGGCAAGGCATCGGCCAGCAGCGTGCAGTCGCTCGGTAATCGTGTCACAGATGCCGAGGGGAAGCTCACCAGCCAAGGCTCCGCCATTACGGCGATCAACACTGAGCTAGCCGGTAAAGCCAGCAGCGCCACGGTGCAGGCTCTGAGCAACACTGTCACCCAGCAAGGTCAATCGATAACGGCGCAAGGCCAGGCCATTACAAGCGTGACGGCGAGCCTCGGAAACTCTGGCGGGCAGAACCTGTTTTTCAACCCTGCATTCAGCAAGGAGAGCGCAACGGCAGGACTGGCCGAAGGCTGGTCGGTTGACTCAAATGCGTCGGGGGGCACCAGCTCGGCTTCGATAGTTGCGTCCTGGCTGGTTGGCTCCGAAAAAGCTCAGCGGGTAGATGTCACCGGGCTGAACCAGAGCTCTATCTATCGTGGGATTCGCACACAAGGTATCAACTACTGGCCAAAGGCGAAGGCCGGGGCTTCGGTTGTTGCGTCGTGCTATGTGCGTGCAACCGCAGGCCTGGTGTTCAGGATATTCCTACAGGCAGTGGACACTGCCGGGACGCCTATCGCCGCACCTTCTGGGCCTCTGGTCGTCGCTACTGGCGGCAGTCAGCGGATCAGCTATGACTATCCAAACCTTCCGGCAGGTACGGCGGGCGTGCAGGTCTACTTCCGTCTATATGGTTCGGACACTGTCAGCGCAGGCTTTGTGGAGTACACGCGGGCGCAGCTTGAAATAGGAACCACGCTTACCGGCTGGAAAGACAACACCGCAGTGCTGGGTGCCGAGCAATCGGTGACGTCCTCAGCAGTGGCGGCGCTCAACTCCAGCGTAAGCCAGCAGGGTGCCACGATCATTGCTCAGGCATCCAGCATGCAGGCGTTGCAAGCGTCCTACAGGGACGACGATGGTGAAGGCGAGCTGGCTGACGCGCTGAAGGGTTACAACAGCTCGGCAAGCATCGTGCAGGAGGCCGCTATAAGGTCCACCCAAAACGAAGCCTCCGCCAGAATGATAACGCAACTGACCGCTTCGGTTGGCGAAAACACTGGGCGAGTAACGGAGCTGCGGGAGGTCGTCACTACCAATCTGGCGTCGACTGCTTCGTCTATTCAGCAGCTTTCTGCCTCTGTCGCTTCTGCAAATGATGCGACCACGAAGAACACAGTAGCGATCCAGCAAACGGCTACCGCCTATGCGGACACAGCCGGAAAGCTGGCGGCAATGTATACCGTCAAATTGCAAATCAACGCCAACGGCCAGTACGTCATGGCGGCAATCGCTGCAGGTATAGAGAACGTCGGCGGGGTCCTGCAAAGCCAGATCCTTATGTCGGCTGACCGGTTTGCGCTGGTGAATACTTTAGCGGGCGGGGCGGTATCGACACCGTTTGTTGCTCAGAATGGTCAGTTGTTCCTCGGCCATACTTTCATCCAGGACGGTACGATCACGAACGCCAAGATAGGCAGCTACATCAGCTCGACAAACTATATAGCTGGTCAGTCCGGGTGGATTTTGAACAAGGACGGTACGTTCGAAATTAATTCACCCCTTGCCGGTGGTGGTAAGCAAGTAATAAACGGCCAAGGCGGCAAGGTTTACGACGAGAGGGGCCAGCTGCGCTACCAGTGGGGGAATTTGGCCGCATGAGTTACGGAGCCAGAGTTTGGGACGAAAACGGGAATGTGGTCATGGACACGACCACGTTCACTTATCAAGTAATTTGGAAGGGAGTTATTGATTTTAGTGACACGTCCGGATCAACCGCGAAAGTAATCACTCTCAGTATTCCGGGATTTGATCCAGGCAACTGTGTCTTTATGGTAATTCCCTCGCGGGCGCAGGACATTCAGTCCGCTGAAGGCGATGCGCTCGGAAACACAAAGTCCTACCCCTACGTGACTACATCGGTGGGCCAGGTAGTTCTGAGGTCGGCCAACCCGTCAGCAAATCTCGGTAACACCAACCAGACGCGCATTGTCGCAAAAGGCTTCGCAGTGAGGTTCAAGACATGAGCTTTGGCGTTATCAGCATCAATGACAGCTCGTTCGTGCAGATCGATTCGGAAACGCCTCGGCTTTGCGTGCTCACGAAGGGTAGCTATTCAGGAACCACAAACGCAAACGTCACCTTTCCGCGCGCGGTAACGAGTGCTGATCCGCCGCTTGTGTTCATCAGGCCCGATCAAAACGGTATCGTTCAGGTGCCAATATCGGTGTGGTTTACCGGTGGGCCGGGCAACTGGACAGGCTTCGCAATGAAGGCATCAAACGTCCAGAGCACGCTGAGCGGCCAATACTTCATCGCGGCATGGGCTTCCATGGGCACCGCATCTTTCGGCATGCGTATCTGGGGACCTGGAGGCGAGCTTGTATATGACAGTGGGGCACCACCAGTTGTTGTCACATTCGCAGCAGGCAACTGGACATACGTAGGCAGCGAGCAATTGAGTGTTGGCCAGCGCTATAGGTGGAGCATCGACAAGGCTCTGGGAGTAGGTGAGTTCATATCTATTAACTCGTTTGCGCTTCACTGCCACAACGGTGCGAACGGTGGCGGCTGCGGCATTGCCGTGGATTACGCGAACTCAAAAATCATGATGTACAGCCTCGCCACAACTGCGTGGACCGACCAGGGGCATCGCCCGTTTCTCTGCGCAAAACTAACCGCCTGAATCAAGGCAGACAATTAGGAGCATTCGATGCCTTGGTATAAATCGGGGACGGTTTCCGTCACCCAAAATTCGAACGCGGTCATTGGTACCAATACCGCATTCATAGCAAACAGCAGGGTTGGCGACGGCTTTCGTGGGCCGGACGGCGGTTGGTATGAGGTCACCAACATCGCCAGCAACACCGCGATGTCGATTGCGCCAAACTATCAGGGGGCCACCAACAGTGCAGGCGGGTATGCACTTGCCCCATTGCAGGGGTACGTCAAGGATTCTGCTGATGCGCTGCGGGCGCTGGTCAATCAGTTCGGCTCCACGCTTGCGGTGCTGGGCACTTCTGGTACCCGCGAGGGTGTGCGTGGAGCACTTGCAGCTGCTGCCAGCGGCAATAACGGCGATATCGTTTCCTTGTCTGGCCTGACCACGGCGCTGACAATCGAACAGGGAGGCACCGGCAAGAAGACTGCTAGCGAAGCCATCCAGGCGCTCGGCGGTGTTCGCCTCGGAGCGGGCAACTCTTCCATAGGTACAAGCCTGTTTTCTGGCGCGCCGCCCGGTATCGCGTCCATAAGTTCCACGAACAACGACAGCAACACCGCGTTGCGGATCGCCAACGCCGCGAACAATAACGCCTCAGCTGTGATGACGTTCATCCGGGACACGGTTTACGGCGTTCACATGGGATTGGATACCGACAACAAATTTAAGCTTGGCGGGTTCTCGATGGGGGCCGTTGCACGAACGCTGTACCACGAAGGCAATGCGGTAGGCACGGTTTCTCAGTCTGGTGGCATTCCCACTGGGGCGATCATAGAAACTGGAAATCTTAATGGTGGAACATTCACTAAATACGCTGATGGAACATTAATTTGCCGTGGAATTTCACCGGGGCAAGCGACTGCAAACAGCGCAGGTGGGGCAATTTACTATTCAGGCGGCGTAGCATTTACATTTGCTTCGCCATTTGTTGCGGTGCCTGCTGTGGCTATACAAGCTTTAACTACGGCGGGTTATTTTTGCTGGGGGGCAGCAGAGGGTTCCGCAAGCACCACTGGCGTGACGGGGCGTGTAGTTTCCCCCGCTAATGGGGCGTCTTCATATCTTTGTTATATTGCTATTGGCAGGTGGTTCTGATGGATATTAAGCTTGCGCCACAACGCAGGGATGATGCTTTTGTTGTTGAGAAAAATGGGGCGGTTTTGATTATTAATGGAGAGGCTTTCGACTTTTCTCCCATGTCTGCCGGTTCGACGCTACCGCGATCTGCAATTGCTTCTGAATGGTTTGCGGGTGATGTTGAATATGAAACGGATTTGACTATCCACATCATGATGCCTGTTCCAGCAAATTACAGCCCGGAGCAGGCATACCCAGCAGATCTTATAGAGGTGCCTGACGGTATTGTGCAATTTCCCAAGCCTTTGCCACCGGTTCCGCCACCAGTATTTGGCATGAACGAGGGCGTGGAATAATGAGCAATATAGATTGGACCAAGTTAATCACCAAAGAAATGAAAGTTGCCGTCACCGCAGCGCGCATCCTGGCCGATGCCACGTCAGCTTTGAACAGCAAAAACGGTGCAGCGGCTTCTCAGATCTCCCGCATTCAGGATCGTATTGAAACGCTGGGCTACGGAATCGAAGCAGGAGAGGCGACCGAGCAGGAAGAGGCAGAAGCTGCTGCGCTCGCGCCTGTGCTCAAGGCCTGGAAGGCCTACAAGTACGCACTGGGCAAGGTGACCGCCCAACCCACGTGGCATCAGGCCCCAGTCTGGCCGGTCGCGCCTGCTATTCCAGAGATCGCCGCTGCACCTATGAACAGCTTCCAGATCAGCCTTGATGTGTCAGCCAATGCTCAATTGAACTGACCGTATTTTGTTTGTGCTTCGTAGCATCCAGGCTGATTTGGCGGAGTCGCGTTGCAAGATATGTTGCGAGGGTTCTCTTTGCCACCGAATTTGCCGGGGCTGTAGTTTGCACACCCAGAAATCAGCGCAATCATCAGCAACATCACGCACTTCATATTCATAAAGCCTCCTTGTTTAATTGATGCCTAAATGACGGTTTCAGTTATAGGGAGGACACATCGATGTTTTGCCTCGGTAGCCCCGAGTATTTTGTTTGGAGAAAATCGAATGCCCATCACAGCGCAGCAGTTGCTGCAGATCCTCCCTAACGCCGGCCAGAGAGCCGGCGTTTTTGCACCTGTCCTGAACACGGCTATGAGCAAGTACCAGATCGTGACGCCGTTGCGCATCGCGGCATTCATCGCCCAAGTCGGTCATGAGTCCGGCCAGCTGCGTTACGTGCGCGAGCTGGGCGGTAGTGCCTACCTGTCGAAGTACGACACCGGCAAGCTTGCTGAGCGGCTTGGCAACACACCCGAGGCCGACGGAGACGGCCAGTTGTACCGTGGGCGGGGCCTGATTCAGGTGACGGGGCGTGCCAACTACGAGGAATGCGGCGAAGCGCTGGGCCTCGACCTGATCAACCATCCCGAATTGCTCGAGCTGCCGCAGCACGCCGCAATGTCGGCGGCGTGGTTCTGGCACCGGGCCGCGCTCAACACGTTGGCCGACAAGGGCGATTTTCTGACGATCACCCGTCGCATCAACGGCGGCACGAATGGTCTGGCTGATCGGCAGGCGCTGTACGCCCGAGCGCTTGAGGTGCTGGCGTGAAGGCCCTGCCCTGGGAGGCAGTCGGCCTACTGCTGATCCTACTGGCGCTGGCCAGTACGTTGTACGGATCATACCGGCACGGCGTGACCGTCACCGATCTGGCATGGCAGGCGAAGTGGGCTGAACAGAGCAAGGTTCAATCCGAAGCGGTGGCCACCACAACCACCGAGTACCGAACCGAAGAGCAACGCCGCCAGAAAGCGGCCAACCAGGTGGCAAACGATGCAAGACAAGAACAGACCGCTGCGCTCAATGATGCTGCTGTCGCTGATGCTGCTGGCGACCGGCTGCGCGTCCAAGCCGGAAAGCTGGCAGCCTCGGCAAGTTGTGTGCCCGGCGATCCCGGAGCTTCCGAACGAGGCAAGGCAGCCAGACGCGCCGCCATGGTGCTCTCCGAATTGCTCAGCAGGTCTGACGCGCGAGCGGGAGAGCTCGCTAAATACGCTGACTCAGCCCGAATAGCCGGGCTGGCCTGCGAGCGATCTCAAAAATCCTTGATTACCTCTGAGTAACGGAAAAATAAAATGGCAACGACCCAACTGATTAAGCAATACATGGGCCAGACGCTTCTAATCGTCAAGGCAAACGGAGGTAGCGTGACCGTCGAAAAGCAGGTGGGTGATAGTTGGGTGGTGACGGATACCTTTACCGCTGACGGTGGGCATCTTCTGCAGCTCGGCAATTCTGCAACACGATTCACACCCGCTGGCGGTGCGGCTTATGAGGTGACTCGATGAGTCTTCTGGTCAATCAGGCTCCGCGCCGCCAACCGATCCGGCGTGGGCTCGGGCTACTGGGCGATAGCTTCTCGGGCAACTGCCACACCATCGCTGCGACGGCGTTCGGCACCGAGGCCTATGGCTACGCGGCCTGGATCGCGGCGCGCACCGGTCTGTTTCCCAGCTACCTTGACAATCAGGGCAAGCTCGGCGACCACACCGGGCAGTTCTTGGCCAGGCTTCCAGCCTGTATCACGTCGTCCACTGCCGACCTGTGGCTGCTTCTTTCTCGCACCAACGACAGCACCACGGCAGGTATGGGCCTGGCCGACACGAAAGCCAACGTGATGAAGATCGTCGCTGCGTTCCTGAATACACCCGGCAAGTATCTGATCGTCGGCACCGGTACGCCGCGCTATGGCGGCAGGGCGCTGGCCGGGCAGGCGCTGGCGGATGCGATCGCCTACAAAGACTGGGTCATCAGCTACGTCAGCCAGTTCGTGCCGGTCGTGAACATTTGGGATGGCTTCAGCGAAGCAATGACGGTTGAAGGCCTGCACCCAAACATTCTGGGTGCCGAGTTCATCAGTTCGCGGGTGGTGCCGATCATCATCTCCAACTTCGAATTCCCCGGCATCCCGCTGCCCACGGACGCTGGCGACGTTTACTCGGCCATTCGCCCGTTCGGCTGCCTCAATGCCAACCCGCTACTGGCGGGCACTGGCGGCACGCTTCCGGCTGGCGTGAATGCCGTGGCCGGGTCGGTGCTGGCGGACGGCTACAAGGGCGTAGGCTCTGGCCTGACCGGGATCACCACGCGGTGGTACAAGGAGCCTGCCGCCTATGGTGAGGCGCAGTGCATTGAACTGCGTGGCAACATGGCGGCGGCGGGCGGCTACGTGTACGTACAGCCAACAGCCAACGTGGTACAGACCAACCTGGCGGCCGGCGACGTTATCGAAATGGTGTCGGCGGTAGAAATCATGGGTTCGTCGCGCGGCATTCTGGCTTGGGAGGCTGAGTTGACCATCACAAAGACGGTCAGCGGTGCGTCGTCCACGTTCTACTATCGGTCGATGGACAAGTACCAAGAGCCGTTCACCATGCCAGCCAGCTTTTCCGGGGCGCTGGAGACGCAGCGCGGAACCATTGATCTGACGGAAACGGTCATCAATTCGCGCATGGGACTGTACCTGGCCACAGGCGTGGCGCAGAGCTCGACGGTCAAGGCCGCCCAGTTCGGCATTCGCAAAACGTAAGACGCTACTTGATCTGAGATGCTGAATCGCAGCTATTTTCTATAAAGGCCATAGCTCCTTAAGTCTGCGTGCAGAAGATAATTTAACTCCGCATCCGACGCAATCTCATTCTGCGACAATGCATTTAAATTTTTATCTTGAAAGCTGTGACTGTTCACTCTTTGTAGATCACGTCCTCAGGTTCTATCTTCAAATAACCTTTAAAGTCGAAGCCTTCATCATCTTTTTTTAGGGAGTGCTCTAACGTTCGGACTGAGGTTGCTTCTGCATCGACTTTTAGGGCCCCTTTAAAAGGGGTGCCTATCTGTTTGGCGGCAGCCTGATAGGCTGCAAGTACAAAGTGAGAACAGAATGCACCACTTATACGAGGTGAGTTTTCAAACGCTTGGGCACCGTATTTTTCGCTCGAGGCTTTACCACCGCTTTTGAACCCCGAATTACGAACAACGCTCAGTACGCATTTCAGTTTTGAGTATGGGATCTTTTTGTCTGCACTCCCCCCCGGTGTCAGGATAGTTGTCGCCTCTCCGGTTTTTCCTAAAAAAGCATG